CGAGCAGGCCGAGCAGCGCCTCGACGTCATCGAGGCCGAAGTCGCTGACCTCCACTGCGAGGTGGTTGTCGTCCGCCGTGTAGCCGGTCGTCGCGTCGGTCGTGATGAGCGACCGGTAGACCGAGGTGAACGGCACGACCACGCCGTTGATGGCGGCGTTGGTGCCGAGCGCGGCGTTGTCGATGAGCTTGGCGTACGTCGAGCCGGCGCTCGTCTTCTTCTCATCGACGTAGTCGGCGAGCTGGTCGTCCTCCACATCCTCTTCGGCGATGCGAAGCGCGCCAGCGACCTTCTTGGCGCTGATGCTGATGACGTCCGCCGTCGACTGGTCCTCGGGGTACGCCGCGCCCTTGGCCACGAACCCGAGGGTCATGTCCTCGATGCGCGGAATTTCGACCGTGTTGGCGGTCATGGTGATGGGTCGGAATTCCGACTCAACGACCGAGGTGCGACGGAACGCCTTGACGACATTCGAGTCGCGCTGTTCGGGCAGCCATCCGGTGCCGTCGAGCACGTTGCGAGCCATGATGGCCCCTCTCTGCCCATAGCGGGCAACGCTGGTAGATAACCGCGCTGCGCGCGTACCCGTTGCCGGGTGTGGGCCGAGGGGCCTTGATTCGGGAGCATACACGAAACCCCGCCGGCATAGAGGCTCGGCGGGGTTTCGGTGTGTTGCGGCTAGCGGCGGATCGGCTTGCCGAGTGCCGCGGCGACCTGTAGCTGGGTCGTGGTGGGCTTCTTCGCGGTACCTCGCCCCTTGCCGTCGTCCCGCCCCCCGGCGATGCGCTCCCTCTTGCGCGTGCTCTCCTTCGGGAAGAGTTGCGGCCACTCTTCCCTGAGTGCGTCGATCGCCTCGTCGAGTGAATCCTCGTCGACCTCACCATCGTCGTCGACGTCGATGTCGTCCAGCTTGAGCATGCCGACGAGGCGACCGACCTGCTTAGCCGGGATGCCCGCGCCCTTGAGTGCGCCGCGCGCCTCGGCCCTCACGATCTTCGCGTTGGCTGCGGTATCGGCCTCAGCCTTCGCCGTGGCCTTGATTGCCTCGGGGTCGGGGCCGTCGTCGGTCTTGCCGCCCTTGTCCTTGGCCTTGTCGGTCGGCTTGGTCGTGCGCGCCTCGGCGAGATCGGTGCGCAATTTCTTGATGCGCTTGCGCTTGGCCGCGCTCGAGCCTGACGCCTTGCTGAGGGACTCGCGTGTCTTCTTGAGTTCGGCGCGCAGCTCGGCTTCATCCAAGTCGGCGAGGTCGTCGTCGTCGTCGTCGTCGTCGTCGTCGTCGTCGTCGTCGTCGTCGTCGTCGTCGTCGTCGTCGTCGTCGTCGTCGGACTTGCGGCGGCGGCTACTTCCGCCCTTCGCTGCTCCCTTGCCGAAGATCAGGCCGGGCCGCTCGAGGGCGGCGCCGCCGAGAAAAGACTCGGCGAGTAGGTCGATGGTGCGCATCGGTGTTGGTTCCTTTCGGGGGTTGGTGGTGAAGGCTTACGCCTTCGGGGTGATCTTTCCCGAGGCGGTGATCTCGAGTTCGGGGAAGGTGAATTCGAGTTCGGGAAGCGTCACGCTGCCGCCACCTGCCGGCGGGGCGATGCGGGGCAGGCCGGCGGCCATGTCGCCCCACTCGGCGTCGGAAAGGCGCGACGCGTCAATGATGTCGCTGACGCCGTTCGGCAGGAGATTACGCGCGGCGGCCCACGCGATCCGCTTGATGCCGGTCGTGAATCCACCGCCCTCAATGAACGGGCTGCTGACGATGAACTTGGAGCCACGCTGATGGATCTTGGCGAGCATAATGTCGTCCTCTCGGTTGTCGGCGGGCTTGAGGCCAAGCTCGGCGAGGGTGTTGTTGAGCTGAAAGTGCCAGGGCTCGCTGGCGAGCGGGCGCGTGAGGCCGTACTTTCTGCGATTCTTCCACAGCCAATCCGCGCCTCGATCGATGTCGATGGCGTCGCCGAATCCGTGCGTGCTCATGCCAGCGGGTGCGATGTCGACCGGGCCGAGGGGTTTCGCGATGAGCCACCGTTGCGTGTCGAGATTTCGATAACCGGCCAGGCCTTTCGGCTGGCTGCTCAAGGCTGGAGTCGGTCGCACTTCGACCCCGGCGCGCTTGGCGTCGAAGATGGCTCGCAGCAGCACGGGGGCCGCACGGTCGCTGAGTCGAGTGCCGTTACTGTCCACTGCCATGAGAGCGTGGTCGGGGTAGCGGCCGTTCGGGAAACCGCGGGTTATCGACATAGCGGCATCGTACCTCACGGGCGGCCACGAGTCGTGAACTTGCCACGCTTGACGGCACGCTCGGCGTATTGGACGACGGTCTTAGGCGCATCGGGGTTGCGACCCAGAAGGCGCTGGGCGGCGTCGATTCTGACGCCCATGCTCTCACTTTCGAGGCTGAAGCCGCGCAGCACTGAGCGGTCCGCCTCGCGTCGCAGTGCGCTCGCGTACTCCTTTGAACGCAATGGCTCAACGGTGCAGCGGCAGTGGGGGTGCAGGGGGGGGTGCTTGAGCGGGCCGGTGTTTAGGCCCTTGCTGCCGTAGGTCAGTCCGCCGGGGAACTTCTTGCCGGGCGAGGTGACTCGGCCCGAATACGCGAGGCAGTGACGGCACGCGTTGAACTCAGCGACCCACACTGTAGGGATCCCAGCCGCGTCGGCGATAGCGGTACTGCCCTCGTTACCGGCCTGGTTCACTGCGTAGGTGACGCGACGCTGCACGGCGTTCGCGTAACCGATCAGCGGCGCTGTGACGGCCTGAGCGTCCGCGCCGGCACGCGCGAGCTTCTGTGCGGTGGCCAGCGCCTCGCGACCCGCCTTGTCGAGTCCCCGCACGTTCGCACGCGCCTCGGCGCTCGGTCGGCCGATACGTCCGATGGCATCGAGCTGACCGGACTCTTCAAGGATGCTCAGCGCGTCACGGGCGCCGACGCCGAACGCGTCAAGCACCGCGGCGAGCGCCTGAGCCTCTACGCGCGGCGAGCGCATGGCCAGCACGAGAGCGACTATGTCGGGGCTCGCCCGTTCGAGCAGCTGCCTCAGCGTGTCGACTCGCTTTAGGTAGCTACCGATGCTGGCTGCCTTCAGTACCTGTCGTTCGAGCTTGGCGAGCTCGTCCTCGGCGCTCAACGTCCGCCATCCGGATCGAGGGGTGGCACGCTCGTCGGGACTGCGAACCCCATACGCTGAGGGCCGGCATGCTCGACGAGGGTTCCGTCGTTGTCGTTGAGCGCGCCTGGCGGAATGTCGTCGACCGCCTCGACCTTTCGCTCGCGCGTGATATCGAGCGCGAGGCTCAGCCTGATGCGCACCGTGTCACCGCTTGCGTCGGTTGCGCCGTGGCGCTCGCCGCTTGTTCGCTCGCGCCTTGGCGTGCTTGCTGACGCGCGGCTCGCGGCTGCGTCTGATTTCCCCGGTTAGCCACGGCATTATGCCACCTCGAGCTGCGCAGCGTCGGCCTCGGGGATACGGATCGTAGTCGGCACGTTCGGGAACGAGATGCCCTCGAGTCCGACGAGCAACGCGGCTTCGTCGGAATCAGCGCCGGCTCGGATGAGCGAGCCGAGCGCGTCGGCCTTCGCCTTGACGATTACGGCGGGGTTGACGACGACGCCATCACGGTCATCCTCCACCTCGGCCCCCGCGCCGCCAGGCATCGGCCCCTCGTCGCGCGCGGTGGTCAGGATCGTCGGCAGCATGTCGGCAACCTCGCGCTCGCTGATGACTCCGAGTGTCTTGGCCGTGCCGAGCGACGCGAGGGCCGAGCCGAGGATGCTGAGCATTTCGATCGTGACCGCGGGGGTATCCTCGGGCCACCATTCATCGACTTGGTCGGTAGTGTAACCCGCCTCGAGCAGCGCAACGCGGACGGGCACCCCATTCATGACCTTGAGGCCGACGAGCTCGATGCCCTCCTTGTCGGTGCTGGTCTCAATGGGGTAGAACGTCGCAGCGGCGGTCCGCCCCTCGAGGCCGAGTAGCGCGAGGGTGACCTCAGCGATGCCCGTGAGAAAACTTCCCTCAGCGCGGCGCACGCGCTTGGCCTTCTTGAGCGCTCGCTGCATAGCGCGGCGCCGACTCTCCCCGCTCGGCTGGTCCCCCTTGAGGTCGAACTCGAAGATAGGGATACCAGTCGCGACGGCCATGACTCGGAGATACCACTCCTGGTAAGTGAGGAAGATATCACCGTCGCCTGCCTCGAAGGTGCCGACTTGCTTGATGCCGTTGAGGTAAGCGATGCCACCGGGGATGCTGCGTACCTTGCTGCCCCTGGTTGCCTTGGTCATGCCGTCAGCGGTCGCCCCGGTCTGGTCGGTGTCAGGCCCATCGGTCCCGAAGTCGTCGTCAATGTCGTCGTCGATCTCGGCCAACGGGTCGAGCAGCGCCCAGCGGGATGGCAGCGCAATGGCCTCGACGTTGGCCAGGCCGCTCGCACTGACCTTAGTGATTGCGTCCTGCGGTCCCCAGGCCTTGCGGTGCAGCGGCGTGCCGTACGGGTGGCCGTCGATAGCCAGGTGCCTGACGAGCGCCTTGCCGCCAGGGTGGAAGACGTAGGCCTCTTCGGGGTCGTCCTCGAAGTCGAGCTCAAAGAGCTTGGGGTCGGGGGCGTCGGATTTCGGCGTGGTGAGCTTGACGGTGCAGTCGTCGTAGTAGAGCCGACCAAGCCACTTCTTGCCGTCTTGCCAGACCTTCGCGTGGTACAGCGCGACGCGCTCGTCGTGCGAGTCGTAGACCGCGACCGTGGTGAGCGGGCTACTGCCGATCCAGCGCACCGACTCAGCGACGATGGAGCCGCTAGCCGTCTCTTCGGCAGCGTCGATGATAACGTAATAGTCACCAAAGTAGGCGGCCTTGCGCACCCAGTCCTCGGCACTCTCGTCGATGTCATTGGCCTCAGCGACGGTGCTGAGGATGCGGGACGCGGCCGCGTCGTTGTTGACCTCGAGGCTGGTGAGCTCGAGCATGTCGACGATGACGTCGACGGGGATGTGGGCGAGGCTGATGGGGAACGCGTCGGCGTTCTCGTTGATGATCTTGGTGACGTACTTGCTCGCGGCGACCTCAACTCGAGATCCGTCGTAGAAGTCGCGGCCGAGGACGTAGTCGGCGCGGCGCTCATTCATGATCGCGAGCGCCCGCTTGAGGTCGCGGCGTAGATCGTTGACGGTCTCGGGTGCATCGGCCATAGGCCGCATCCTACATGCCGTCCGCCATCAAGCCGCGTAGCCCTCGACGCTGCCGCCCGCCTCGACCTTCCGCACCCGACGGTGGCGGTCGAGGAAGTAGAGGATGCCGGCCCCCGCGGCGTCGACCATGTCATCGTGCGGCGCGTTCGGGAAGGCGACGAGCTGACCCTCGTAATCGATCAGGTTGGCGCCCTCGGCGTGCGCGACGCGGCCGCGC